CAGGTGTTGCAGAAGTCTAGCCACAACATTGGGCTGCTGTTCTTGGAGGAAAGCATACGCAAGACAGGCTTGTCGCTTATGTCTCTAGCAGCCAATAAGCAACTACACCTACCAACAACGGTAAGCACTGAGGAGGAACGCAGGACAGCCTTTGACAAGACACTAGCCAATGACCGCCTCTACCTGTTAGACCATTTTGGTTCAACTGATGTAGATAACATTGTCGGTCGTGTGCGTTATATGGCTAAGGCTCTAGACTGCCGCTACGTTTTTCTTGACCACGTTTCCATTGTTGTGTCGGCACAGTCCAACCTTGACGAGCGCAAGGCTTTGGATGAGATAATGACTAAGCTGCGTATGCTTGTGCAGGAAACAGGTATAGCGTTGTTCGTTGTTAGTCATTTGCGTAGACCTGAGAACAAGGGACACGAGGAAGGCGCAGCAACGTCTCTGTCGCAGCTGCGAGGTAGTGCGTCAATAGCGCAGCTTAGTGATATAGTGTTAGGGTTGGAACGTGACGGACAGGCCGAGGACATGATTACACGTAATACGACTACTGTGCGTGTCCTAAAGAATCGGTTTAGTGGCGAGACAGGCAGGTGTGCTGATCTGCTGTATGATAAAGACACTGGTAGAATGGTTGAGACAGTATTTGATGAACGCGCACTATAGTGTAGAAATGAAACATATATGACGCATTAAAGTGTTTTATGTGTCATATAAGGTGAAAAGCAATATATAAGGCGCATTTAACTTAAAGAGGAATGTTTATGATGACCAAAGAAAAATCTTGTGGGCTTTGTCCTGCACGGCTTCGGTTTAGCGAGCCTGCTTTGTGTCCTAAATGCACAGAGTTGGTTGAAATGCTAAATCGCCTATGGATTGTTAGAGATAAAGGAGACAGCAAATGACTGAAGACACATTTTTAGTAGAGTGTGACAACGAACACGTCTACGCAATGATGATCGGAGAAGACCCTAAAGAATACCCATGCCCTTTCTGTGGCGCTGCTGTGGAGGAATGCCCATGAAGTGCTTAGCTTGTGACACACTATTGACAGACTACGAAGCCACGCTAAGAAACGTCGATACTTTAGAATATATTAGCGAGTGTTTAGAATGTATTAGAAACTCTAATGGCGTGTTTGACTTGCACGAACGCTTAGACCTTAAAACCGTACACGACATTGATTTGGACACAGAATGCTAACCATTGATATAGAGACAGATATGAAACACAGCACTATCTGGTGTGCTTGTGCCGAAGATGTCGCTACAGGTGAGACGACTGTACACACCGAAGCTAAGACGCTACAGGCGTTGATAAACAAGCACGACAGCGTTCTAACCTATAACGGCTTAGGCTTTGACGTGCCAGTGATGGCGGCGGTGTGGGGTATTAGCGTAGAAGGTAAGCAGCACGTTGATGCTATGGTGCTGTCTCGCCTTTTTAACCCTGCACAGGCAGGTGGTCACAGTTTGCGGAGTTGGGGCGAGCGTCTGGCGTATCCCAAAGATGACTTCACCGACTATGACGGTGGCTTGTGTGAGGAAATGATTACTTACTGCAAGCGTGACGTTAACCTGACCACTAAGGTTTATAAGACAGTGACGGCTGACCTGAAGAAGGCTAAGTTCACGCAGGACGTTATAGACCTAGAACACGCTGTGACGGCTGAGCTAGAGTTACAGCGCAGTAATGGCTTTAAGATTAACTTACCAATGGCTAACGAGCTTTACAGCAGGCTGACGTATCGTATGCGTAAGGTAGAAGAGCAGCTACAGGCTGAGTTTCCTCCTATCGTGACAGAGCGTTGGTCTGAGAAGACAGGTAAGCAGCTTAAAGACAACGTAGAAGTGTTTAACGTAGGCAGTAGACCGCAGATAGCTAAGAGGTTGCAGACTGTTGGTGTCAAGTTCACTGACAGGACTGAAGGCGGCGGCTACAAGATAGATGAGAACGTGCTAGAGGGCATTGACAATCCTTCGGCGCAGCTTGTTGCGGAGTATCTTCTATTACAGAAAAGAGCTAGCCAAGTAAGTTCATGGCTAGAAGCTGTAGCAGATGACGGCAGAGTGCATGGTCGTGTCTTTAGCAGCGGTGCAGCAACAGGTAGGATGACTCATATATCGCCTAACATGGCTCAAGTGCCTGCAACACGTAAGGCGCACGATGGCATGACACCAGTGCAGCGGCTCAAGGCTGAGCTAGGCGGTCAGTGTCGAGCTTGTTGGACTGTAGAGCAAGGCAACAAACTAGTGGGTATTGATGCGTCTGGTCTTGAACTACGGATGCTAGCCCACTATATGAAGGACGAGGACTACGTTAACACCATCTTAGACGGCGATATACACAGCGCCAACCAAGCAGCGGCAGGACTCGACACACGCGACCAAGCTAAGACGTTCATCTACGCATTCCTGTATGGTGCAGGTGATGAGAAGATAGGCAGTATCGCAGGCAAGGGCGCTAAACATGGGAAGAAGCTAAAGAAGGACTTCCTTGACAATATACCATCGCTAAAAGCGTTGAAGGAGTTAGTAGAGAAGATAGCAGCAAACGGCAGTCTACCTAGTTTAGACGGCAGAAGGATACGCATACGCAAGGCTTATAGTGCGTTGAACTTCCTCTTACAAGGAGGCGGCGCAGCGCTTATGAAGAAAGCATTGCTGAACGGTGTCGAGAGTCTTAGAGAGCAGAACATACCTTTTAAGATGGTCGCCAACGTACACGATGAGTTTCAAGTAGAGACGCCAGAGGCTTATGCCAAGGCTGTAGGACTACACTTTCGTAATGCGATACGCAAGGCAGGTGAGGACTTTGATCTTCGTTGTCCTATGGATGGCGAGTTTAAGATTGGAGATAATTGGTCAGAAACTCATTGACTTACAGCAACATTTAGTGGTAAAATCCACAAACCTTAATTAGGAGAAATACTATGCAACAAGCAAAACCCACAACCCTCAAGACAACTCTATTCTGGGCGAACCTGTCTACTAAGAATGAAATGTCTGGCAAGTATCAAGTTGATCTGTCTAATCTCTCTGACGCAGCCATTAGTGCTTTAGAAGAGCGAGGCTTGCAAGTAAAGAGCAAAGACGATGATCGCGGTAGCTTCCTCACAGTCAAATCTACTAATCCGATACGTGCTTACAACACTAGCGGTGACGAGATTAGCTGCTTAGTTGGTAACGGCTCTACTGCCACCGTTGCTGTAGGAACTTACGATTGGGACTTCCAAGGAAAGAAAGGTCGTTCACCAACGTGTATGAAGCTAGTTATCAATGACCTTAACGAGTACACACCAGAAGTCAACGTAGACGTTAGCTTAGAAGAAGCTCTGTAATGCTTCTAATTGATGGCGATATATTTTGCTATCGGGCGGCTTGTGCGTGCGAGAATGACGCACAAGTCTCTTTAGACAACGCTACAGCGCAAGTCAAACGAGCTTTCAACTCTATCCTCACTGACGTTCTAATACGTTATCCTGACCACGACTACATACTTTATCTAACCGGAGGCGACAACTTCAGACATGACGTTGCCGTCACTGCTCCGTACAAAGGAAACAGGAAAGGCGCAAAACCTATTCTGCTGCCTGCTATACGCGAGTATGCTATTGGTTACTGGGAAGCAGTCATGATCGAAGGTGAAGAGGCTGACGATGCCATAGCTGTTGCTGCTTCGTCTGTGTACTTGAACGACGAGCCTATCATGGTAAGTATTGATAAAGACTTCGATCAAGTGGCAGGTATGCACTATAACTTTGTGAAGAAGGAAGAGTACTTCGTAAGCTCAGAGATAGGCTTGAAGAGCTTTTACAAACAGATACTCACAGGCGACGCTATTGACAACATCATTGGTGTTGACGGTATAGGCGCAGGTGGCGCACACGAGCTGATTGGCAACTGCCGCAAAGAAACTGATATGTGGGACATTTGCGAAGACCAATTAGGCTATGACAGGGCGTTGGAGAATGCACGTCTACTGTGGCTAAGACGCACAGCAGGGCAGATGTGGATGCCTCCACGAGAACGTCCTATAGGAGTACGCTTTTATGGCGAAGCAACTAGTACCGCGCACTAGAGCCGGAAAGACTTGGACAGAAGCACGTTATTGGCAGTTCATACGATCAGCGCTTAGACAGGCTTACAGCCGTTACCCTGTTAAGTTTCAAGTTAAGAAGGACGCAGAGCGTACAGTAGAAGGTTGCAGGCACAAGTACGAGTATCAATGTGCTGAGTGTTCAGAGTGGCATACCAACAAAGAGATACAGGTAGACCACATCATTCCGGCAGGCAAGCTAAGCAGCTATAAAGACATTGCAGGCTTCTCAGAGAGGTTATTCTGTGAAGCAGACGGTATGCAGGTCTTGTGCGTAGAGTGTCACCAGAAGAAAACTAACGAAGAACGTGCAGCGAGGAAGAAGACATGAGACATTTTGTCATACCAGACACGCAGGTTAAACCAGCCTCTAATATAGAGCATCTGACGTGGGCAGGTAAGTATGCAGTTGCTATGAAGCCTGAAGTTATTATCCATTTAGGTGACCACTGGGACTTTCCTAGTCTGTCTAGCTATGACAAAGGTAAGAAGTCTTTTGAAGGCAGACGTTATCAAGCAGACGTAGAGTCAGGCAAGGTTGCTATGCAGGCTTTCCTAGCTCCTATCAAGGAAGAACAAGCACGACAACGCGCTAACAAGCACAAGGTGTGGAAACCTAAGCTAGTGTTCTTACTTGGCAACCACGAGAACAGGATCACTAGAGCAGTAGATGATAGTCCTGAGCTTGAGGGTTTGATGTCGTTTGCTGACCTTGGTCTAGAGAAGATGGGGTGGGAAGTTGTACCGTTCTTAGAAGTTAAGATGATTAACGGTATAGCCTACTCACACTACTTCACCTCTGGCGTTATGGGTCGCCCTGTGTCGTCTGCTAAGCTAATGCTGACTAAGAAGATGGTTAGCTGTGTTATGGGTCACGTACAAGACAGAGACATCGCCTACGCACGTAGAGCTGACGGTGTGTCAGTCACTGGTCTGTTCGCAGGCATCTTCTATCAAGAAGACCAAAGCTATCTCACACCGCAGACTAATCAGTCTTGGCGTGGGCTTTGGATATTCAACGAAGTAAACAACGGTAGCTTTGACGAGCTGCCAATTAGTATGTCCTACCTTAGAAAGAAGTACGGAGAGTCTACGAATGAGTAAAACATTCACAGAGATAAAAGAGCAGCTGTCTCTCTTAGATGAGATAACTGTACTTGAGACGTTAGAGATTAACTCTACGGAGCTTGTAGAACGCTTCGAGGATAAGGTAGAGGACAAACTAGATCAAATAATCGAAGACTTAGGAGAAAATGACAATGAGTTTTCTTGACCATTCACCTGCTGAAGAGTGGGACGCAATAACTAAGAAACGTAGAGCGCACGCTAGACGTGTTAGTGAGCAAATTAACGCTGAGCAGAAAGCCTCAGAGCCTCCAAAGGATGCTATCAACCCTAGCCACTACAAAGGCAACGGTATTGAGTGCATTGAGTACATTAAAGAGCGGCTTAGTAAAGAAGCCTTTATAGGTTATCTTAACGGCAACCTAATCAAGTATACGCATCGTTGGCAAGACAAGAACGGTATAGAAGACCTACGCAAAGCACGTTGGTATTTAGACAAGTTGATAGAGGAGAAGTGCAATGTCTAGAATGGACGAGTTACTACAGCTGTGTACCAAGTGGAGCAGCGAACGTGGAATCTTTAGGAACGGTATTGTAGCAACACAGGCTCTGAAGCTAGTTAGTGAGGTAGGAGAACTTGCTGACAACGTAGCAAAGCATAGAGATATAGCAGACGATATTGGAGACTGCTTGGTGGTGTTGAACAACTTAGCAATGATGAACGAACTAACACTAGAAGAATGTTTAGAAGTCGCTTACGAAGACATTAAAGATCGTAAAGGCTATCTCAACGGTGCAGGCGTATTTATTAAAGATTCAGATAGAGGACAAGCAGCATGAGCGAGTTTAGAAATAGTTTTGGTGAGTCAATCTTCCGCAACAAGTACGCCTTGAACGAGACGCAAACTTGGTCAGAGAAAGTAGATGACCTTATGCACGATGTCTGTACAGGCATACTAAGCACTGAAGACTCAGAGTATCTAGGCAATGCTATGAAGCAGTTTAAGTTCATGGCAGGTGGTCGTTACATTTACTATGCAGGTAGGCAGGCTAGTTTCTACAACAACTGTTATCTGTTGAAAGGTGAAGAGGACACTAGAGAAGAATGGGGAAAGCTGACACAACGAGCAAGCGACTGTCTAATGAGCGGCGGCGGCATTGGCATAGACTACAGCGTCTTTCGTCCGAGCGGGTCACCACTGGGCAGGACAGGCGGGGAAGCGTCAGGCCCACTGCCACTAATGAACTCTATAAACGAAATAGGCAGAAACGTGATGCAGGGCGGTAGTAGACGCAGTGCTATCTATGCCTCACTGAACTGGCAACACGGAGACGCACAAGCGTTCTTGTCTGCTAAAGATTGGCACGCGCTGCCTATCGCTGAAGGCGTTACAGTGTTTGATGCTAAGCAGAACAACTTTAACTTCCCTGCACCACTAGACATGACTAACATCAGTCTTAACTACGATGACAAGTTCTTAGATGCTGTCAACAACGGCTTCTTGCCTGAGACGTTTGTACAGAATTGCCGTCAAGCACTAATGACAGGAGAGCCAGGATTTTCCTTTAACTTCGGAGACAAAGAGAATGAAACACTCAGGAACGCTTGTACCGAAGTCACTAGTGAGGATGATTCAGATGTGTGTAATCTTGGAAGTATTAATATTGGCGCAATTGATGATATCGAGGAGTTCAGAGCAATCGTTCGAGTCGCCTCGATGTTCCTTGTCGCAGGCACGCTCACAGCAGACCTTCCAACTAAGAAAGTGTATGCTGTTAGACAGAAGAACAGAAGGCTCGGTCTTGGTTTAATGGGTATGCACGAGTTTCTGCTAAAGCGTGGCAGTGACTACGAAGTAACAGAAGAGCTGCACAGGTGGCTAGAGGTATTTAGAGATGAATCGGAAAGAGCTGCTAATCTTCTTTGTGACACCCGTGGCATCAGTCGCCCTGTTGCGTATCGTGCAATCGCTCCTACAGGTACTATAGGGATACTCGCAGGCACTACAACAGGCATAGAGCCTCTGTACGCTGTTGCTTACAAGCGCCGCTACTTAGTTGGTGGTGACAAGTGGAAGTATGAGTACGTTGTAGACGCTACAGCAGAGGACTTGATTAGGACACACGGCTTAGACCCTGACAGCATACAGACGTCATCGTCTATGGTTAATGACTTTGAGCGTAGGCTGAAGTTCCAAGCTGACGTACAAGACTATGTTGATATGTCTATCTCGTCTACTATCAACCTACCGCCGTGGGGCAGTGAAGGCAACAACGAAGACCGTGTGATGGAGTTTGCTACAATACTGGCTAAGTACGCACCACGTCTGCGAGGCTTTACCTGCTACCCTGACGGCTCTCGTGGTGGTCAGCCGCTAACGATGTGTAGCTACAAAGAGGCTATGAAGCACAAGGGTGTGGTGTTTGAGGAGAACAGCGAGACTGTGTGTGCCTCTGGTGTCTGTGGCATATAACTAAGTAAGGAAAAGCCCTATAGAGCATCCCAATCTCTATAGGGCTTTTTTGTGTACGTCCGCAGGACGATCCTAAGGTAGCACAGAGGATTAGTTACTTCTTTTTCTTCTTCTTCTTAGGTGTCGCCGTCCTATTAGGTGTAGCAGGCTTGCTTTTATTTGAGTAAGAATAGTTCATAACAACCTCTTTTATGTTTACAAGTTAATAAATCCATGTTATTCTTTTGATGTCTCCACCGCCGGTGAAGTCCCTATTGAGGCAACTGCTGTTGTTGCTCTTCTTCTTCTGTGCCAAGGTTCTTTAAAGTAACACCCATCCAAGCATTAATAGCTCTTTGTGACTTTAAAGGCACTCTAGGGTTCTTGCCTCCAATTAGCTTAACATCTAACAAAGCCTTAAAAAGCTCTTCGTTATTTATAGCGTCTGTTAGCATTTGCTGAGCAGGGTTGTCAATACCTGCTTGTGCTAACTTCTTAAAGTTCTCCGAAAAGATAGCAGAGCCTTGTAAAGTATTTGTTACTTGTCTGCCTGCAGAAGCTCCTGTTACTCTTGCTAGAAACATCCAAAGACCGCCTATGCCGTTAGTAGTAATAGAGTCAAGCGTTTCTTTGTTTCGCGCGGTGTCTAAAAGTTTTCCTGTTCTTACTGCACGCTCTAGCCTAGCTTTGTCGGACTTGTCAAACAACTGATTAATCATTATCTGCGTTTTTCTTTTGTTAAACAAATCAGAAAGTGACTCTCCGTTTATTGCTTTATTACTAGAAGAGCTGTCTAGCATCCACGTAGTAAAGGCAGAACGAAGTCCTTGTTTAGCCTCTCCTGTGACATCTCTGTCAACCATGCGTATAAGCTGCTGCATATCTTTACCTGTGGTATTGCTGCTATAAACTTTCTTAAAAGCGTCTTCTGCTCCTTGCTCAATAAATACAATAGCCTTGTTTACATTCCTGTTTAAAAACTTAGACTTACGAGGAGCTTTTAGTTTTGCTGCATTGCCTGTGGCTATTGCTTCCTTAACTTCGTTTCTTAGAAAAGGCATTCTTGACATCAAGTCTTGATTAGCGTTTATAAAGCTGTTGGCCCTCGATGCGTTAAAGTCCTCTCCTGAAAAGAATCTATGTTTTATAAAGTCTTCCATAGAGGCTTGTACTTCTGGGTTTTCACCAACAGCAGACAATATAGAGTCGTAAGAAGACAGGTTCTTAGACGTTCCTAAAGTCTCTGACAAAGCTCTTTCAGGGTCTATTCGTGACGCTCCTGTTCCTGTCTTTCCTAGTATTCTTCCAACAGGGCCTTGTGTAAACCTTTGGTTTAACTCCCTAGAAAAAGAAACGGCCAAGGCGACAGGATTGTCTCCTTCTGTGTTCATGTAGATACGAGACAAATCTTCTGTAATAGAGTCAGCCAATTCTTCTGCTATCATTGCTTTTTGTCTATTAGGAGTTTCTCCTGATCTGGCTGCTCTAGCCTCTGTACGTAAAGCGCTTTGTACCCCACGAAGCTCTTTCACGTTTGTTTGACCAAGTGTTGTTTTAGAGCCGTCTTTATTTTTCCTAACACGACCAATATACTTTTTAGACTTTGGGTTTAGAAATTGTGCAGCTGATGGCATATTTGTGCTTGTTGCTTCTGACAACCGCGCTATCCAGTTTTCTCTTGCCGATTTAGAAACAGCAACATCTACTTTAACGGCAGGATCGACAGCTTCAAACAAAGCGTCTTCAAGACCGCGAGCTTCTCTGTACGCTTTTTCAATCTCGTCTCTTACAGAAAGTTCTATTGCTTCTTTGTACTCTTTTGGCCTAAGAACGTCAGTAGATTTTTTAACAGCTTCTTCTGCTTTTGCTCTGGCAATGTTTAAACGAGCTTCAACAAGAGCGCTGTAGTGGTCTATTTGATGCTCATAAAACTTGCTAATGTCTTCTGTTGAACTGCCTCCGAAGTTAAGGTCGTTTCTTATTGCCGCATCTGTCTGCTCTAACATATCGGCGTATTGTTGCGACAGTGTTCCATCTTTTGAGGCTTTTATAATAGTGTTTTCTAGTTCAATTAGTCCTTCCTGTCCTGTTCTCTGAGCTGTGGTTAAGGCTGCTCCGGGGCTTAGGTCTTCTCCTCTTTTTAAAGCTGCTAGCGCTTCTTTAGGGTCTGTTAACTGCTGCATTCTTGCCGCTGCCCTTGAAGTAGTCCCTTCTAGACTAAAGAAGTCTTTGGCTTTGTTTATAATAATACCTGTTGGCGTGAATTTTTTAAACACCGTAGGAGCTAGACTAGCGGCAGAACCTGCAGCAACTTCGCCAATAAACTGAGCCGCAGGTAGGTTAGGATAGGCTTCAGCTAACTTAAAACCTCCCAAACCTGCAACACCCCCAAGTAAGCCTTCAGTTGTTGTTGTCGCTATAGGTTTAGCAGTAAACAACTCACCATACTTGTTCATAGTGTTTTGTATTGCTGATCGCACACGTCCTGCTCCGTCAATAGCAGGCACACGCTTAGCAATAAGTCCTAAAGCGACGCTAGCGATTGCCGACTCAGCAGCGCCTCTACCTACAGCTCCTCCAGACGTGTCTGGGACTTCTTTTTGAGCAGATAGCTCTTTTAACTGTTTAGCTTTTTCATAGTCATCTAGTTCAGGGTTATCTCGTATAACTTGTCTACGCATCTCTACATCACCAGAGAACATAGAAGTTGGTATAGCTGTTAAGCCTGCTGTCATATCGGAAAAAAAGTCACCCTTTTCAGCGCTGCTTTGCTCTAGTCTTTCTGCTTGCCTTAAAAGTCTAGCGTTTTTTGCAGCCTCAAAAGCTGCTAAATCTTGTTCAGGAGTACTCATTCTATTGCCCTATCACGTCTATTATAGCAGCGCGCGTAGCCGCCGGTAGTTTCATAAAATCTTCTTTAGAAGTGTTATCGACAAACCTATCTATTTCTTCGTTAGACATAACAGCAACATCATCTACGCTTTGTATTATAGGGGCTTGCTTTTCCAGAGGGAACATAATACCTCTAAAAGCCTTTAACTCAGATATTGTAGCTTTGTCAGCCAACCTTTTTACAGCATCTGTTGTAGGGTCGTTAACGCTCTTTACAAGTTTATCTATCTCTCTTTCTGTAAACTTGTCTAAATTGTCTATTTTTACCGCCATTGACTCAGGAGACTCGCCGAGCTTAGGATTTATTCCGTAGGTTGCTCGTATCCTTTCTTGTTCTTGGACAGAATAGCGACCATCATTGACTGAAAATGCTTTAATTAATAGATTGTCAGCTCCGTTCAGTACGTTCCTTGCAGCTGTTCTTTCCTCATCTAAAGCAGAAGGCAAAAAGTTACTTGTCCACCTTGCAATACCTTCTTTAAACATATTGACAATGCCTGTTCCTTTTATAGAGGCTTCTGCCAAACTCATACCTTCAGGAACATCATAAGGATTTAAGTCTTCTACAGTAGCTAGCGGATCGTCAGGTCTTATTCTTTTAACTGCTGTTGCGCGTATTTCAGGGTCAGGACTAGCAGCTAATACATCGTCAATTTGGAAGAGACTGCCGTCCTCTTGTAGTTGTATTCTTAAGCTACCGTCTACCAACTTAGCAGCTGTGTCTTTTAGCTCTTGACCTGTCAGACCTAGCCTTTCTAGTTCAACTATTCTAGAAGCTATCTCATCATCTCGCTGTCTAGTAGTAGCCGCGCCTGCCTCATTTAGATCATCAGCAGCTTTTCTACGTTCTTCTTCTAGTTTTAATACATACTCACGAGCTGCTTTAGGGTCGTTAGCAAACAAAGCAGGAAGACGAGCAGCTTGTTCTCTTGCTGCTGCTTTTGCTGCGTCATCGCCGTCTTTAGCAGCGTCTATTATACGCTGTTGAGCCTGTGTCATTATTGCTCTGTCTTCTGCTCTTGAGCCAATAAGCGCTGCTTCATCTACTTGCATCTGCGCTGCCGCTTGACGAAACTGAGCTGCCTTTTGTGGGTCAGTGTTTTCAACAAGTTTAGCCAACCTAATAAGGCTGTCAGGTGTTTGTTTCTGAGAAGACGCCGCTGCAAGCTGTGCCTTAACCTGATCAGCTGCTGACGTAGGTTGCTCAATACCAAGCAAGCCTGTTGCAGACTGCTGTAACGCACGACTACGCTGTGGCGCTAAATAAGCCGCCATGCCGCCTAACGTACCTACCAAGTTAGCCTGATTAACTGCGTCATTCTGTTGTAGTGTACGCTCTCGTTGCTGCTGAGCAGGGTCAGGAACAATGTCAGAGAACAGGGATGCAATATCTATATTAGCCATTATGGATTACCTAAGTAGTAGTCAAGAGCTGCTTGTGTGTTAGCTGCGTCGTTCAAAGGAGCAGTGACACCGCCAGTTAACATTTCTTTGCCTTTATTAAACAAACTCTCAAACAAGCCTGTCTGTGCTGTCTGACCTGTAACAGAATTAGCTTGCTGACCACCCAACAGATTAGCAATAGCCTGTATCTGCTGCTGTTGTAGGTTTGCTGCTGCTATTTCTGCACCAAGCTGTGTAGACTGCCCAGACTGTAGCATTGTAGCGCCTAACTGAGCGCCTTGACGCTGACCTGCGCCTGCTATGTCTGCTGCCTGTAGTGCAGGTGATAACGTACCTAACAATGCCTCAAGAGGCTGATAAGAAGCTGATAGAGCGTTCAAACCTAATCCACCTGCTAACTGCGTCCTGTTACGGAACTCCTGTAACGCTGCAAGCCTCTGGTTAGACTCTTGACCCTGTTCTGCACGAGCCTGCTCCATAGCGCTGACACCAAAACCTGCTTGCTGTTCTGCTATGGCTTTCTCTAGTGCTAGAGCCTCTGGCGTACCACCAAACATAGATGTCTGTACACCAAGTCTGCCTTGGTTAGCTAGTCTCTGTTCTAACTGTAAACGCGCACGTTCCTGCTCAGGCGCTACAGAGGCTTGTAGACGAGACATAATATCTGCTTCACGACCTGCAACATTACCGTTTGCAAGCATATTCATTAGTGCAGTCTGTTCTTCTTCTCGTGCTGCCGGATTACCAAGATAGTCAAACATACTACTACCAAAGCCTTGTAACTGACTCTGTATAGCTTGTTGCTCAGGCGTCATTGTAAGGCCAAGGTTACCTGCTTGGTCAAACTGACCACCGCCAACACCAGACGTAACAGTAAACGGCTTAAACTGCGTTTGTGTTTCTAAGTTAGTAGCGCCTGTCTGAGCGCGTGTAAGCGCCTCTGTTCCTATGCCTTGAACATCTTTAATACCTTTGTCAAAGCCGTAAATAGCTCCAAGGCCACCAATCGCATCAAAAAGACTCATTATGTATTCCTTCCGTTGTTGTTCATGCCTTTGCCTCGCAAGATTCTATCTACGTACTCTGGACGTAAGTAATTACTTTCAAATTCTGTTTTAAATATTTTGTTAGCTAGTGGTGACGCAAGCATACCCATCATTATCAAACCTGTAGCTCCATCCTTGCCGTCTTTACCGTCTTTACCATTACCTGTGCCATCACCAATACCTGATCCACTACCGTCACCTATACCTGTACCGTCACCTGTTCCATCGCCAGATCCGTTACCAGTACCGTCACCTGTTCCGTCGCCGCCACCATCACCGCCGTCTCCTGTTGTGTCATCGCCAGTAGTGTCGCCAACAGTCAGTGTTTCACCTGTGTTGTTGGAGTCTGTAGCAGTATTAAAAGTGTCACCAGTGCCGCTAGTGTCACCAGTGCCGCTAGTGTCACCAGTGCCGCTAGTGTCACCAGTGCTGCTAGTGTCGCCAACAGTTAACGTCTCACCTGTATTGTTAGAGTCTGTAGCAGTATTAAAGGTGTCACCTGAAGCAGCATTGGCAGCGGCAGCAGCATTTTCTTCAGCCTGTGTCTGGAACGGCCCTGTAATGACGTTAGTGTCTTGTTTATTGCTATCCAGTACATTAGCAACATTTAACAAGCCACTAGTAATAAGATCAATGACATTATTGTTAGTAGTTGTAGTGGTTCCTGTAGTAGTACTAGCAGCAGGGACAGTAGTAACAACAGCGTCTGTTTTTTTGTTTACAGTTTCAATGGCTACTTTCTCGTTTTCAGGAAGATTTTCTATATCCGTCATGTCTATATCAAAGGCTTCCCCAGTAAGGACATTCTCGAACACCATTGTGTCAGCGCCTAATTCTGAAGTCCTGATCCAACCTGTAATGTCTATGTCACCTTCTATTCCTGTGATAGACTTAACTCCGCTAGCGTCAGTAGTTGTAGTATCTCCTATGCCTGCCGTAGAGCCTGCTGACGCTGTTGAATCAACAAGACCACCACTAGTACCCATTAAGTCCGCATCTGGCTCTAACGAGCTTGTAGAGCCTTCTGGAGGGTCTACAGTGGCAGCTGCGGCTCGTTCAGCGTTAATAGTCTCTAAAGCTGCATTTATAATGGCTTCAGGGACGTTAAAGACGCTAGACACTTCCCCAACTGTTACAGTGCCGTTCTTGATTAAGTCATAAACTTCGTTAGCTTCTGCTTCTGAAAAGCCACCTTCTGCTGACACATTGCTTAATGCTTCTTCAGCTGCTGTCTTGGCTGTGCTACCACCACCGCCACCGCCTGCTGCTGACGTATCAACAAATGGTTGATTACTGCCTACAGTTAAACCTATTAGTTCTGATGTTAAGTCTCCACGTGTGTTTAGCGTCTCTGCTATCTGCTCTGGTGTTACATTAGCTGCTCTGGCTTGCTCTATAGCATCTAATATTAACTCACCTGCGCCCTCTCCTGTACTACCTAAAACAGTGTTAAGACGCTCTTGCCCTGCATACAAAGCTGCTTCTTCTGCGGTCATTGGCGTTGCTTCCATACTCTTATCAAAAAAGCCTAAACCATCAAGAGCAGAGTAAATTGCGTAAGCAGGCCCAAGACCTTGGAATAAAGTAGATAAACCAAGTTGAGATGCTCCTGTTTTTGCTGCTTCAGTTGCTACTTTAGAGACAGGACTACCCGCAACTCTAAAAAGACCGTCAGGTAACTGTATTAGATCAGACATAATAATTCCTAAGTGTTTCGCTCTACTTTGTTAACCTTCTCAAAGGAGCGTAAGCCGCCAAGACCGAGCATACCCATCAACACAGGTAGCATTGTAGCAAGGTCAATCATAGGCACTTCAACGCCTGTCTCTAACAGATTCAAAGTCATGTTCACAAAAGGTATGATGAGAAAGTTACCTGCCATACCCAACACACAAACCCATCCACAAGCAGGTCGCCATCCGGCTACAAACATACTGTTATGCTTAGCTTCGACCTTGTTAATCTCTAGCTGTGCTTTGACTTGCTCGTTCGTATGACGCTCTGCCATAGTTGCAATGTCATGAGCTAGTTTTTCTTTTAAGTCTTTATCGGGTATTGCCTTGTCTAACAAGTCAGACACTGGCCCGATTAATGAACCTAACATTGCTAACATCTAAGCCGCCGCTAACACAATAAGAATAAAAGCAGCTAATAAAATAGCAATAGTAGCTTGCTCGTCAGTAGAACCCATAAACTTAGCTTTTACAAACTTACCTATGATTTTAGCATACTTCATATACTTATGTCCTGTTATTTAGTACTGTTAGATTTGGTTTAACGTCTTCTTCAGGCTCTATAATAAAATAGTAAAGCTCTAATAACTCTTCTACTGAGTAGTTGCCTTGTGTTGCTCTGACTAGCTCTAGCATTAATGTCTGCTTAGCCTCGTCAAGAGTCATTAGTATGTACCACCGTCAATAGTAGACAAACTTACTGTACCAGTAGCTGTTAAGTTAGCCACTGTTACTGTACCTGTAAACGTAGGAGATGCTAGATTAGCTTTACTGTTTACTGCAACAGCAATAGCGTCAAACTCAGCACCAACTTCAGTACCTTTAATTACTTTAGCAGGGTTGCCGCTGACCATTGCGTCTTTAGCTGCAAAGTTAGTTAGCTTAGTGTAGTTACTCATTAAACAATCCTTCCTAGTAATGCGTGAATGTTAAGCTCTTGTATTGCTACAGAGTTACCTTCAACAGATGTTTCAACACCTACAGAAACTACAGTTCCTTGTCCACTAGCATTGATCTTCTGACGATTGATAAGCGCTATAGACGAGGAATACTCAGCTTCTGTGTTAAATTCTGAGATGTTGTACTGACCTACGTTAGACTTAGGAAGCGTATAGGCTTGTTTTCTGTAGTTGCCTCCGTAGTCATAAGCCCAACTCAATGCAACTATAGCTTCAGCACCGTCAAAGGTGGTTAAGTTAATCTTCTTCAAGAACTTGAGCTTAGATGTATCGCCAAAGCTCAACGGATGACTAAAGTAGCTGAGCAAGTAACCAGTGGTGTTATCTGTAAAACCTGAGTAACTAGCTACGCCTGTCTTAGAACCTATGTACAACGCCTCTGTTGATGTAGTTGTAAAGCACAGCGGGTTAATGTGCGACCATGTAGTTGCTCTGTAGCTGCCGTCTTGTAGCGGAAACCGTGTATCAAAGCAGTAGACAACACCTAGTTCTTGGAAGTTAAGCAGCACAAACGCCTCACGAGGAGAGTAGTGCATACTAATATTGCCTGTCTCTGCTATAAACAGTGACTTAATGTCGTTGTTTACGTTCTTAGAAATGTCACCAATAGGCGCTGACTTCTCTTGTATTGTCCTAGCAAGGCTACGCACACCTGAGTCATCTAAGAAGATCAAGTCTTTACCAGTAGACACAACAGCGTCTCGTGACACGCAACCTACGTTAGATATAGTGTCTGACAAGACCATAGTAGCCGGATTGTCTGCACCTGAGTAGATAACTATAGAGCTACGCCCAAAGATGACTAGGAAGCCGTTGTGAGCCGCTAGAGCAACAATAGTGTCGTACCCTGTAGGCCATACCTTAGTAATGTCTATTGAGCCTGTAGAGCCTCCTGTCCAGTGTGTGCCGTCTAACAGATCAGACCAGTAGATTGTAGACTTGTCATTAGTAAAGTCTGCTACCCATAACCTACCGAACGCTGCTAGACACTCATTGCCCTGTGGTGGTGTGCCTGTGGCGTGTGTATGAGCAGACATCTTATCCACTGTCCCTGCGTGATCCGAGTACAGCAGCGGTTCTTGCCCACGTTGGAACATATACATGTGATCATTAAACGATACAAACTTCCAGTTGTTAGCACTAATCGTATAAGACGAAGGTGTTGCATCTACTAATGTTGTAGTGCCTTTAAATATCTTGTTGTTACCTGCTGATAAGAATGTTACGTCTCCGTCTTCAGCAACAAACTCACCCATAGACTCAATACCGTCAGCGCTGCCAAGAACAGCAGGGCCGTTAGTAGTAAGCATGGTGTAGCCCTTACGAGAGGCAACTCTGCCTTCTTTGTCAATTACACAGTTATCTGCTACCGCAGCAAAGCTAGGCTCTTGAGCTAACGGCGCATCTTGTGTGTTGATGCCTGCAAATCCCGGAGCTGTAATTGTAATGCTCTGTAGTTGTTGAGCCATTAGAGTTCCTTATACAGCAACAAATGTGGTGTCTTCTGCATACTTGTTAGCGTCAAACGCTACAGCATCAGACAACGTAGCATCAGCTATAGCAAACTGCTCTGCTGCTGACTGACCGCCTGTCTCGCCACGCTCACGTAACGCCATAGCCAAAGCAAGCTGTAACACAGGGTTGTACGGTACTTTCAATACATCAGCGTCTGCTGTTAAATCAGCCTGTCTAGCAAACGCATCAAAGAACAAGCTATAAATGTTGTCAGGTTGCGGGTACACTTGTACAGTAATGTCGCCGTTAGCGTCTGTTCCAGTAAAAGCAAACTTAGAAGGAGAACCCGCAGCAGGCGTCATTAGTTTATAATACCTGTTCATTTCTGTTCTGTTGCTAGACATAAACCTAGTCTTGCTTGTTGTGTTCAACGCTTCTCGCACTTCTACTTCTTGTCCTGCGTTTGTTAAAGGATACACAGACGTTCCGTTAACTGTGTCAAAATCAATAGAAACACGCAAAGCAGACCAACTATGTGAGTCTTCTACAAGCTGTTTAGCGTCATTAACAAAGTCGCCAACTAAAGCTGAATAACTTGTCTCTGCTACTGTGTCTACTTGGTTTTCACGCAGCCTACGTAGAACACTGTTTACTAGTTCTAAATATGTCATCCTAGTTTCCTATGTATGTAAAGACAGCGCCTATGCTTGCAACAATAACTATCCAGATTAGCCGCTCTAGTATCCTTGCGCTAGCCATGTTCTCAGCTAAGCTGTCCATCTTATTTTCTATAGCGTCTACTTTAGTCTCTATATGGGACTGCCGATTAAACACAGTGACAAGTCTTTCTTCAACACGCGCTAGTGACACAATAGCTTCTTGTAGCGTGTCAATCTTCTTTTCAACTCTGCTTAATCGGTCTTCCATATCTTTACTACCTTTAGTTTAAAACTTTATCTAAACCGTACCCGCAGCAACAGCAGCGTTAGCCGCAGTCATATCTTCGTCAGTCCAGAAGTCTTTAGCTATCATGATTTCCAGATGATCTACGTTGCGTTTGATACACGCAGCACGTTCTTCTTCAGTGTCGTCTTGGCACTCTGTACCCGCAAGGATAGCGTTGATTAGGTCAACACTGTGTCCCATAGCTGTGTAATGTTGTGCTACTTCTTCTGCGCTTGGTACTTCTGCTACTATGCTTTCGTCAGTCATTTTAAACCTCTTCTTCTGAGTTTAACTCAGCAATTTCGTTTCTAAGTTGTGACAGGAAAAACTCTCTGCCGCCTTGCAATTGATCTAAGTTAAAAGCAGCACTGCTAATCTTTTGATCTAGGACTTGAACGTGGTTAATAAAGACCTTTGCCTGTTCAGACAGTTGATCTTCGGTGTACTCTACTTCGTCAATCGTAATGACCTTTTTGTCTTCAGTCATAACTTTCTCCTCTATGGTTAAGGCGCTGTAGGCCAGTTTACTTCGGTTGGAAATCCTGCTTGATCTGGTATGTCTCTAAGAGCTTGGCGGTACGTTGCCCATGCTGCTTGGTCTACTGGCGCGTCTGCTACTTGCGTCCAATCTGACTCTGTTAATTTAACGTCTCGTAAACTTCTTATTTCTTCTGCTGTAAATGCAATAACAGGTTCAGTAAAAATCCCATCAACGTAAGACCATCCAATACCGCCTTCCGTTGCCTCCACAAGATTAGGCATAAAATCTAAGGAGTCAACCTCAATCGTGTTGATTACTATATTGTTTTCAATAACGTGGGCTTTCATAACAACTCCTTAATATTCAATGTAGACTACGCCGCTCATACCTGCGTTTCCAGTTGGCGAACCATATGCCATATAAGAAGAACCGCCACCACCATAAGCTCCACCACCATATAATGTTTTTGGGCCTCCCCAGAAACTACCCCCACCCATTTCTGCCTGATAGCCTGACGCAGCTCCGCATCCACCACGAATATTTATATTGCCGCCGCTGCCGTTTCCAGAAACAGAGTATTGACCAGTACCACCTCCTCCTCCTGTTCCGCTAATGGTTGTAGAGCCATAAACTGCGCTAGATGTTCCTCCTGCCGAACCTGAAGAGGCAGATGCACCCCCAGATCCTATTGTAATTGTTATGCTTCCACCTGCGCTAACATCTAAATATTTAATTGCCGTTCCTCCGGCAGACCCTCCGCAAGCATAACTTATGCCTGCTCCACCCCCACCGCCAGTAACATAAATTTTTATTAGCGTTACTCCAGAAGGAATAGACCAAGTAGTAGATCCTTCAATAGAAACAGCAGAACTAAACCCACCACCCGCAGGAGCAGTAAGAGCAATCTTAGACCCATCAAAGGTCATCACATCACCCGCGCTTGCCCCAGATTGGATAGGCGGTATTCGTAACGTACCTGCTGTGGTGTTACCAAGCGTTATCTCATTGCTTACTGTGGGACTAGAAGCGTCTGCGGCAAAACCAATAATTATGTTTTCCGAACCAGTAGTTAGCGCATCACCCGCCGCTTGCCCAATAGCAACATTGCCAGAAATGTTTGTAGCGGAGGCGTTCGATAAAGAGTCTTGGCCTATAGATATGTTGCCTGAACCTGTTTGGTTATTTCTTAATGCTTGGACTCCCAGAGCAACATTAGTACCGCCTGTGGTGTTATCTTCTAGTGCTTGGTAACCAACGGCTACGTTACTCGCGCCTGTGGTGTTTGCTCCAAGAGCTGAATAACCAACGGCTGTGTTGTTAGAGGCTGTGGTGTTTGCGGTAAGAGCGCTAAACCCAATAGCTACGTTGCTTGCGCCTGTGGTGTTTGCTCTTAAACTAGATCGACCTACAGCAATATTTAATGAACCTGTTGTATTAGAATAAAGAGCTTGATAGCCAACAGATACGCTTTGAGCGCCTGTGGTGTTTGACCACATAGTTTGATAGCCAACAGCAGTATTGTAAACACCTGAAGTATTTGCTCGTAGTGCTTGATAACCGATAGCCGTTGCAGAATTGCCAGAAGTGTTTGCGGTAAGAGCGTTCCAACCAACAGCCGTGTTGCCTGTTCCTGTAGTATTAACCCCTGCGTTATAACCCAAAGCCGTCAAGAACGGAGACGCAGAGTCAGTGTCACCTATTAAACCCACAGCAGGTGCAGATAAAACAATCGTAGACCCATCGTAGGTCATTACATCGCCAGAGCTTGCACCTGACTGTATTGGTGGTATTCGGAGTGTTCCTGCTGTGGTGTTGCCTATGGTTATTTCGTTAGAGACTGTGGCACTAGAAGCGTCAGCGTCGTTACCTATAACTGTGTTGTTCGAGCCTGTGGTTATTGAATTTCCTGCAAACAAACCAAGAGCCGTGTTGTTACCGCCTGTTGTAAGCAGAGCAAGAGCCTGCGCGCCAAGAGCCGTGTTGTAGTTTCCAGATGTTGCAGCGGTTAATGCTTCAAAACCAACGCTAGTACTCCACTGGCCTTCACTAGTCCTTAACGAACCGTACCCAACAGCAGTGTTCCTATCGCCGTTCTGGTTTAAAGTTAAAGCATAGCCGCCTATGGCCGTATTATAGTCAGCGCCTGTGCTTGTATAAAGAGCTTGATAACCAAGCGCAGTATTGTCTGAAGAGACAGAGTTTGACTCAATCGCTTGGTAACCAACCGCAGTATTTCTTGTGCCTGTAGTGTTAGTCTCAAGAGCCTGATAACCAACGGCTGTGTTGTTTGCACCTGTGGTGTTTAACGCTAGGGCTTCTGCTCCGACTGCTGTGTTGAAAGATGCAGTGGCGTTTCTGGATAAAGCTGTATACCCAACAGCTACATTACTTGCCCCAGTAGTGTTTAAGTTAAGCGAGTTTCGTCCTATGGCAATATTACCAGTAGCAGTAGTGTTAGTTTTAAGCGCCTCTCTGCCAACCGCTATATTATCTGCGCCAGTGGTATTGTTAAAAAGTGCTTGCAAGCCAATGCCTACGTTTCCTGCGGAGGTAGTATTAGACTCAAGTGCTTGGTAACCAACAGCGACGTTTCCTACGCCTGTAGTGTTAGTCTCAAGAGCCTGATAACCAACGGCTACGTTGTTTGCACCTGTGGTGTTGAACTCTAGTGCTTCTGTGCCAATCGCAGTGTTGGAAGAAGCTGTGTTTGCATTAAGAGCATTAAAACCAAGAGCTACGTTGTTTGATGTTGTAAGGTTGTTTTGTAAAGCACCCCTACCAACAGCTATGTTATAGCCGCCAGAAGTATTATTGAAAAGAGACGCAGCACCAATAGCGGTATTGCTGTCTCCATTATTGGCTTTTAACGCGTTAGCGCCAACAGCTACGTTAGTCCCGCCATTAGTGTTAGTGGTAAGAGCATTGTAACCAAGCGCCGTGTTTTGATTTCCTGAAGTGTTGGCTACACCCGCACCACTACCCAAAGCAGTTAAGTACGGAGACGCAGAGTCAGTCTCACCTATCAACGTAGCTGCAACAGCAGAAGACACCCAAGTAGAGCCGTTAGAAGTTAAGACGTTGCCTGATGTGGACGGTGCTACATAACCCAAGACAGTAGAGTTAATGTCAGCATCTTTAAGGATTGTAGCGTCAGCAGGTTCTTTGCCGTCTAGCTGAGTTTGAATAGAGCTAGTTACACCGTCTGTGTAGTTAAGTTCTGTCGCCGTGCCTGTGTAGTCAGAGATTTGACTAACAGTAACGCTTGTAGCCGTAGGCGCAACATTGGCCCACGAAGAACCTGAGTAGACCTTCATCGCGTCAGATGTAGTGTTGAAGTACAAAGCACCAGTTAATAGAGCGTTGCCGTCATTGTCTACAGTAGGATCAGATGACTTGTCGCCAAGATAGCGGTCATCAAAGTTATCGTAAGTAGTGGCTGCTTGAGCGGCAGAGCTTGCTGAGGCTGAGGCACTGTTTGCAGAAGCTGTAGCTGACCCTGCTGAATTAGACGCAGAAGTAGAAGCCCCGCTAGCTGACGTTGCCGCCGCAGACGCTGAAGACGCTGCTGACGTAGCCGAGCCTAAGATGCCATCTACATAAGTTTTGGTAGTAGCGTCTTGTGCCGCAGTAGGATCACCCATGCCTGTGATCTTGTTCGTACCCATAGCAACAGCACCGGACATCGTACCACCGGATAAGTTTAGCTTTGCGCTAAGAGAAGTATCAACCTCAGACTTAGTGTATGCGTCTGTAATACCAAACCCGCTAATTGTAGTTGGGTTTGTTCCACCTGTAACGCGACCATAAGTATCTGTAGTAACGGACTTGTATGTACCTGCTGACACACCGCTTGTTGCAAGGTCAATGTTATCTGCGTTGACTACTATGCGCGAAGAGGCAGCAGTGTTGACATCAAGCGTGTTGCCTGATTTGGTCATACCTGCACCCGCAATAACCTGACCCGCTCCTGAGAACTGAACCCAAGTAACTGCTGTGCTACCTAGCGTACCGCCTGCAACTATAGAAGCTACAAAGCCGTTGTTAGCGTTAGCTGTGCCGTCTTCTACAAAGCTATAAGCATTAACTAGCTCGTCCCAAGTGTTAGCGTCTGCTGCGCGTGACCACGCACCTGCTGCTGCAACGTAAATTCCATTTGCTGCTGAACTAGTTTGATCTTTAACTAAGACTCTATCACCCGCTACAACAGAAACGCCGTCTATAGTCTGTGCGCCACTGAGAGTGATGTTAGCTGTAGTACCTGCACGACACGATGCTTTCGCGTCCAATCCTTGTACAGAGTTGTCTACATATATCTTAGTGGCTGCGTCTTGTGCTGCGGTAGGATCGGCTAGACCTGTAATCTTAGCCGCACCCATAGCAATAGCACCTGACATAGTGCCGCCAGATAGGTTTAACTTGGTGGCATCTGCTGTATCTACATAACCTTTGGTAGCTGCGTCATTGGTGTTAGTGGGAGACGCGAGGTTGGTTATGGTTGCCGATGTTCCGGCATTCATGTCTAGGCCGCCGTTAATGGCGACATCAGTAAACGTAGAAGTGCCTGAAGAGGCAGTTACATTACCAGTAAGATTGCCTGTTACGTTACCAGTAACAACGCCTGTGACATTGCCAGTTACGTTGCCAGTGACATTACCTGTTAGGTTGCCTGTAACATCGCCTGTCAGACCGCCTACAAAGCCCGTGGTAGCCGTTACTGTACTACCTCTTACCGTAGATGGGGTTGTCGCACCAATGGGCGTAGAGTTAATTGAGCCGCCTGTGACGACTGCGTTGCTAGAAGCAAACGTGCCGTTGGCCGTTAGAGTACCGGATACAGTCGCAGTAGTAGTTGTAACGGTAGAAGGATTAGTTCCTAGTTCTACAATCTGTGTAGAGGCATTCTCTGTGAATATACGCTTGTCAGTTACGTTGACTGCCAGTTCGCCTTGAACCAAGTCACTCGTAGTTGGTACAGCCGATGTGGTTGAGCTGTTCTTGGTTACTATAACTGTCATGTCTATGTCCTGTTAGTTACCATTTAACTTTGTCTGCCCAATAAGCAGCAGAGCATTTGCCTTTAGCTATGTTTTTAGCGTGTCTCGCTTTAAAGGATTTTTGTCTGTTCTTGTCTTTTGTTGTGGTAGGCTTACTGCCTGCACCACTAACGCCTTGTTGTCCAAAACGTATAGTTTTAACTGAACCGTCATCGCACTTGGCTAACACTACATGGCTTTTAGTAGGATGCTTTGGTGTCTTTTTGGGTTTATTATACCCACTCACACCTAATTTGGTCATTCTAGGGTCTTTTTTACTCATAAAGAAAAGGAGAGACAGCTCCGAAGAACTGCCTCCCCAACTCCTATCTAGGCATTTACGTTCATGATAAATGCAGAATCAGGACGGAGTGCTTTAACACCGTACAGCTGATCGGCAGTATACAAGTTGGCAAGCCACTCTTGCTTGTACTGCGTCTGCGAACGAACACCCATCTGCTCCGCTAACACGAACGTGTCTTTGTGGAGGAGCAATGCAGCTTTGATTTCGCCACCTGCTGTGTTGTCACTTGCTGTTTCAGAAGTAGCGCAGTTGGTAGATACAAATACGTCAATGCCGTACAAGTTACCAATCTTGCCATTCTCTACAGGCTTTCCGCTAACAAAGTCAGAAGAAACATAGCGCTCAACACCCATAATTGCATTACGCAATGAAGGTGGTATTACAAAGCAACGGTTATCAAAAGGAACATCTGCATCGTCCATCTTTTGAATCAAGTCACGGAAACAAATATCAGTAAAGACATCTGCTGTTGTAACTGTGTCTGTAGCAAAAGCAGTAAGACCTGTAGACGCATCACAATAGAACGAAGCTGTGTTGACGTAAGAGTCTGCGCCGTTACCTAAGTCTTTTGCAAGTGCGTGTAGATCAGTGTCTACTTGACGAGCAAGCGCATAACCCGCATCACCAGTGTAGAACTGACGCAAGCTAGACAAAGCCTGTACTTCAGTAATGTCTTCAATAAGACGTGAATACTCGAAGTGCTTGTCAATGAGTACAGGTACGTTGCCTTCAGTGTTGCCTTGGATACTAACGGCAGTGCCTGAAGTCTTAGCTACAGCTGCGCCACGAACAGGAGCAGGGATATTGATAGTATCGCCTTTCTTGCCTGTCATGCCCATTTTCTTAACTAGGTTAGCAAGTACAAGACTCTTCTCATACGCTGCTCGTACCTCATCACTCCAAATCTCTGGAATAAATGTTGCTGCTTTAGCGTTGTTTACAACACCGCCTTGTAGTGGATATACTGAATTAGTCATCTTATTTCTTCCTTAGTTATTTAATCATTTGACGCGCCCCTCTTGATACGCTACCATTATCTCATCAGACAATGCTGAATATCTATCAGGGTCGTTTTTCATTAGTTTAATAATGTCTTGACGCCTAAAGATTTTCTTACTATTCGTTTGCGTTCCTGAAGCGCCGCCAGTAGATGCACTTTTAACGGTAGCATTTCTACTAGACTTCTCAGCATTTACAGTTTGACCAATCAATGCTTTACGATCTTTCCACAGACTGAATATCTCGTCAGCTGCTTCATAATCAAAGTTTCGATCAGCTTGTTGCAACAGTTTAGTCCTAAACGAACTTTCACCAACCCAACTAACAAAAGCAGAGTCTTGCAGTACTTCAGCCATGTCAGGATGTTTATCCTTGAGCATTGCTTGTGCGCTTGACTTCTTCATATCCGTAGAAGTTTTTTGAGCTTCTCGGACAGCAGGGTGGTTATCTATTGCTTTCTGTATTGCCCTTTCAGGATCAGAAAAGTAATCAATCTCCTCGTCTACAGGTTGTTCTTTAGTTGAGGATTGCGACATTACAAATTCATCGACAACCTTACGTAGTTCACCCACCTCACCACTCTGACGACCAAGCATACGCTCAGCCTCTTGGTGCATTTGTACAAGCTCAGCAGCACTCTTGTTGCGATACTTGTCCGGTACGTTATCTTCTTCACTAGGTTGCTCTTGCGAGTCTAGTGCGTCTAGATTGTCTACGGTGTCGTCTTCTTGTCGTCCTTCGTTTTGTTCGTCTAACAAAGTAGCCATTATTAAAACTCCGTGATTAAATCATTATGGAGATTGATGGACTTGTGAGGCTCTTACGAGTTGTCCTCACGTCTTTCGCGCTTAATTTGGTCTTCTCTATTCTTTGCCCACTTCATAGTAGACCCCGGAAAATGTCCTGATATAGGGTCTAGTGTGCATTGAACAGCGGAAATCATCTTAGTCGCTGTTTTATCGCAGGTAGAACACTCTGTTTCCCTTACCTCTTCGTCAATAAAGCGCTCAGTGACGTGTTGGTCTGGGCAGAGAAATTCATAGATACGCCTAGTCATCCTGCTCTTCCTCTTTAAGGACATCTAAAGTTGAATCTACCGTATGTGGCAAGTTCAGTATTAGATTTGCTATGTTCAGCTGTCCCTTCTTATAATAAAGGTCTTCAATGCTACTAACGGCATCTATTCCCTCTATTGCGTCTGTAAGAATGCTAATTTCTTTATGTACATTCTTCCAACCGTCTGTAAGCAGCATATCTTGTATCTGCTCGTAATGTAGTATATCTGCCTGATTCATATTGTTTTCCCTCGTTAGGACAATAATGCTTGACTCCACACGGCGTATGTGATATAGCGCCGGACTATACCACAAAGTAGGTCAAATGTCAAGTCTTTTTTGAGCTTTCTTTCTTAGCAGGTTTAGCTGCTGCTAGAGCCTCTTCAAGAGCTGCAATACGCTTCTCCATACGGCTGTAGGCTGCGTTTACTTGCTCTACTACACTCTCTAGCTCTTTATTGCTGACCACGTTGGTTCTCCTTGGCTACCTCTAGCCCTAGTTTCTTTTCATCAAGCGCCAAACTTGCTATTCTCATGCGCTTTTCAAAGTCTTTGTCGTCATCAGTTGCTGACACACTAGATGCTACAGCTTTGATACGATCTGTCTCAAGTTCTACAGGTATGCCTCTGCCTTCTAGCTCGATCTTCTTAGCTCTAGCGTTAGACTCGTTAGCCTGTGCTGTAAGAGCCGCTGTCTGGCTGTTCTTAAAGGCTCTATCTTCTTCTGCCATAGCCTGTTGCATCTGCTGCTGCTCTGGATTAGGCTGTTGAGCCTGTACCATAGTCTCTATCAGGTCTTCACGGTTAGTTATGTTCATGTTATCAATAATAGATTGCAGGATAACAGGATACACAGGGCTATCTTGCGGCATAGTCTGTAGCAACTGTACTAACTGGGCTACTTCGTATTCACGCGCAACAATACCTAGCGTACTGGTGGCTATAAACTTGTAATCATTGACAGGGAACAGCTCAGGCTCGAACTGCATATAGCGCCAAGCAGCTTTTTCAACGAAAGGCATCAAGAATGACTCTTGGAAGTTAACTAATGTGCGCTTTTGACGCTTAATTACTCCTCCAAGACTCATAGAACTACCTGCTGACGTTGTACCACCGCCGTTCATAGCTTGTTGAGCTGTGTCTACACTGCCTGTAGCAGCCTGTACCATACGTTGCAGCGAGTCTGCCTGTGCAAACGTAATCTGACTAACTTGTCCAAAGTTAAACGGATGCAATACTTCAGCAGGGTTACCGTTTGTTAGTATCAATTTACCTGCTTTAACCTCTGGTTTAGTACCACGAGGCATTCTAGTAGCGTCCATAGCAAGCATAGGGTGTACAGTTAGGGCTAAAGCGTCAATACGAGCGCGTAGTTCAGCATCTAACGCCTTTTGGCTGTTAAAGCCTTTCTCACACACGCCCATGCCCCAGAAACGATTAGGTACAACGTCCCAAGGGAATGCTACAACAGGACGATCTTCCATCATGTAAGGAGACGCTTCTGCCTTTAGCAGCTTACCGCCGTTAGCAATAACAACAATAGCTTCTACATAGTAGCTGTCACGACCTTCGTCATCTTCGTCACTGTCAAAGTTAACCATTTCATCTTCAGGATCAAAAGCATTCTCTAGCAATTGACGTGGTACTAATCCGTAGTACTTGGTTAACCTAACTTTGTCTTCTGGCTGCTGCCACAACTCTTCGTCAGGCTCTATATCAAGGTCAGGCGCTGCACGACCAATGTGACACTCCTTGTAAACACCTTCTTCTTGCAGCTGCTCTACCATGTGCGTAGAGACAAACTCGTCAATAGCTACACCTACAGCAGACTCAATGTCTGTTGCTACAGGGTCTATAAGGAAGTTTTGTGGCTGTACAGGACGCAGTTTAACCACAGTGCGGTCACGGACGTTAACGCCTACAGCTGTCATAGCGCCGTCCATTACTGGCTCTGTTGCCGGAACCATCTCTTTTTTCTTTTCTAGTACAATCTCGCCAATGCCTGTTCCGTAGACAGCAGCGTTAATTAGACACTCACCTACAGCTTTTCTAATCTTGTTCTTAGAGAACTCTTTTGATAAGGCTTCACGTAGGAAACGAACGTCACCACGCTCTGTATCGCCCATGTCATCTTCTATGTCAAAGAACTTACCACGACCAAACGTAGCTTCTTCAATATCAGCGACGTTGTTCTCAACAGCTTGCAGTAGAGCAGGAGCTACAATCTTGCTACGCTCGCTCTCACGAGTCTTGTCTTCATCTGACCAAATACCACGCCACAGACGATAGTATTCATTGAACTTAACGTCATAGTTACTTTCGTAATAATCACGCCAATCATTAACCTTGTACATAACCCAATCTTCTAGGCTCTCATCAAGCAGATTGTCAGTATCTTCGTTATAGTCGTACATATTAATATCCTGTGTAAGAGTCTAGAGATTCTGCGTAGTCTTCTATTTGGTAGCCCCAATCGTAAGCTACGTTAGCCAGTTGATCTATATAAGCAAGTGAGTCAATAGTGTCATCGTGTACTAAGTGGTTAGGGAACTGAAACAACTCGTCCATGAATTGTATATTCCAATCACCTTTGTTAAGCGTAATGTGACCGTTCTCAAAGCGTCCCTGCAATGCCCACATTATCCTGTCAGTCTTCTTCTTGTTACCGTGACTCAGCTCCTCAACTCTAAAGTATTTGTTGTAGCGTCTCATCAAGTCCGTTATAGGCGACATTACAGCCTGCCTACTAATACCTTTCTCAATACCAACTGCTATAGGATAGTTTTCTTTAACAGCGTCAAAGATGCGTTCAGCAGTCTCGTCAAGAGTCCACCTACCTATTATTATTTCTTTGACCCACCATCCGTGTTCACTAACTTTAACTACTGCTATAGAGCTGTTGTCTAGCCTCTTGTTACTCTTCTTTCCTATCTCTTCAAAGCCTGCTAAGTCACAAGCTATGTAGTAGTCGCCTACGTCAGGCTCGTCTTCGTCAAACTTAACCCAATCTTCTTTAAACATCTCAGAGCCACGCGCCTCAAAAGAAGCCATAAACTCTTGCCTAAAGGCGTAGCTAGATAGTGTACGTTTAGCACTGTCTATCTCTGTAGGGTCTATAAGAGGGTTGTCGTAGCTTGTAAAGTGCCACGCATTGTAGTCCTCTAACCTACCTGCTGCTGCTTCTGAATACAGATCGTAGAAGTGGTTACGACCCATCGGCGTACCAATAAACAACGCCTCACCTTTTAAGTCAGCCAATGCAGGACGTAGAATCAACTCCCACACTTCTGGTTTAAAGTCAGCAAACTCATCTAGTACAACGTAGCTTAGGCTAACACCACGCATTGTCTCTGGTCTGTCTGAACCCTTTAACGAGATGGTAGCGCCGTTAATGAGCTTGAGCGTTAGATTGTTAACGTGGCTGTGAGCTATAACACCCTGCCCTAGTTCTAACAACATATCCCAGATAACGTCTCTAGCTTGTCCTTGCGTAGGCGCAACGTAAAAGACTTTACCGTTCTTAGACGATAAAGCCCTAACAAGCAGTAATGACGCAGCTAATCTGGTCTTACCAGTTCGTCTACCTGCTGCCACAACCTTAAAGCGAGACTTATCTGTCCACACCGTCTGTTGCCACGGAAGCAGGTTTATCTGTAGGTCTTGCGTAGAAGACATCTAATATGTCCAAACTACTTGTGGCAATGACCTTGTATCAACGTGTATAAAACCTTTAGCAACACCAATACCGTTAAAACCTAACTCTATGGCATTGCGTATAATCGTTGCTCGTTCAACACCGTTACTTACTGCAATGTCAGCAGCTATACCTGTTGTATGTACACCACCTTTGCTCTTACGAGCTTCAGCAGGGTGTGTAACGTCTCTATAGCCGCTAGTGATGGTAAACGGAAAAGCACAAGCCTCACGTAGCTCGTCTAACCTATGTATAAACTCAGGCTCTATTTTGTTCTCGCCAGTGTGTTTACAGGCAAACTCGTCTAACGTAAAGTATTTAAACGTCATCTTCTACTTCTCCGTCAATAGTCTCGCCAATCGTTATTGGGTTATCTGAATCTATGCCGTTGATAGTGATGCTTACAGCAGCTCTACCGTTACTTAGCTTATCCTTCTCAAAATAGGACAATGGCATAATTCTATCAACAATCAACTTCCAAGCAGCAGATTGGTTCTTGTGGTCATCGTCTAACGCAGCATTAAAGATTGAGTCCATTACTTCACGACTCTTAGGACTAGCTAACATCCTAGCTTTGTACTCTTCAATCGCTGAAGCGTCACCTTTGGGACGACCTACTTTACCTCTATTACCTTTTTTTAACGCAGTAACTTTACTCTTCTTAGGTCTACCGCGCTTTGGCTTCTCAATATTGGCTACGTCAGTGTCTATATCACTCATTAAACAATATCCTTTAAATGCTTAGTCGCTCTATCAACTAAATAGATTAAAGAGATAACTGCTGCTGTAACCAAAATAATAATAACAAATGTCAACATATGTTTTGTCCTCATTAGGAACATAATAAGAGTACAATAGGAGGTAACGACAGTTGACTCTATAGAGTGTACTCGTAAACAGGGTTGTTTTATACCATACTTTTTAGCAAATGTCAAGCATTATTTACAGTAATGTCTATATAGATGACGGTGCGGATTTATCATTATTAACTAGTCTCCGCAGCCGCCGCTGTTTCCTCAATTAATACAGCAACATAGCACAGGGTTGACTATGCAGCCTTTCTTGCTATTTTATTAGTTAAATTGCACTATTTTGTGTTTAAGTGGCTACTATTATAATTAGCAGAGCAGCGATATGCACCCCCGTCTCAATTGACAACCCCGCCAGAGTTGGCACGGAAGTTGCTAGGCAGCGGCGCAGTCAGACTTGGCACGATTGTTGCATGGCAGTCAGCACCGTCAGACTTGGCATGATTGTTGCATCAATGTTGGCAGCATAGTTAGTAAAGTAATTGCTTTACTATGTCGGCAGGGTTGACAAGTGTGTGTGGCTGTGCGCGTACCTATACAGACAAACCAGACAACCAAGGCAACCTCTCCCTTCTATATAGGCAACAAAGGAAGCAACAAGTAGGGTTGTAAATAAAGATGTAAATTAATTGTTAAATAGTGTTGACAAGGTAATTGATTGTGCTATTGTCACTTCAACGGCGCAGGAGAGAGGCGTCACAAACTAAATGAGAATCATTCGCAACAAGGAGCAACACCATGACAAGCACAGCAATGACAGCAGCACTAGACACCCACAACGCTATAAGCAGCAACGATCTAGCGTATCAGTACAGCGTGCAGCACAACGACATCGACAACATGGTAATGGTGTTACGCGCACACGGAAAAGACTACAGCAGAGAAGCAGCGGCTCTGCAGCTTCAAGTAGCCAACAACAACACAGAGGCAGTAGCAATTGACAAAAATACTTTATTGGCAGTGTTGGAAGACGTAAGCAAGAAGCGCACAGCGTATCAGCGCGAAGACTTAGAAGAAAACACAGACTATACAATGGGCAAGTTGATAGCAGCTGACCAGATTATTGAACTGCTGCAAGACACGATAGAAACACTCTAAACACTACAGCGCCTCGAAAGAGGCGCAACACTAACTAAGGAGCAACACAAATGCACACAGTCAAACTTTACATCGCAAACGGTACGTGGATGGCGCAGCACAGCGACCCAATGATTGCTGAACTGTTCGGCTCTGACACAATACCGACAGCCTTCACGGCACAGATGAGCGGCGCAGACGTTATTGAGCGCGTCAGCACAAAAATGCCACAATACACTTACTCACTATAAGGAGCAGCATCATGGGCTTTTATCTACTACTACCACTAGCAATCATCGGCAACGCTTTAATCTTTCACGGCGTTGTT